GGAAGATTTCGAACAGACCATGGACCGTAAAAAGTTCAAGAGTCATGGAGAAGAGCAGAATGCTTGGGAAGATTACGTATTATCATACGGTTATATTTCTGAGAGTGCTGTGAAACCAAAGTTAGATAAGGCGAAAGCAGAGTATTACAAAGTTTCTAATGTTGCTAAACGCAATAAAGAATACCGTAAATCTCATCCTCGTGCGATTCCTAGACTGCTAGGTGGTATGAAGATGGCTCGCATACATGTGTCTACTTGTCCTTTAAAATCTAAGATGGGTGATAACCCCATTGCTAATTGTGGTAATGAAGATTGTTTAGCCCTTCAAAAAGATTACGTAAAGACTCATAAGATACTTGGCGAGTGTATTCATTATAAGGATTGTCCCTTGAAGATGCCTGTTTCTGTGTTCACTGAGTGTCATACTGTGTGTGGTGGTCACCACTGCACGCACTTTGCTACTTGTGAGCCACGCTTACAAGAACGTCCTAAAGAAGCTCTTAATCCTATTCAAGGAGTGCCTAAGAAGCAAATTCCTCCTCCCCTGCCCCCTTGTGATCCTGTTCATACTCCTGAGGTATCCGCTAAAGACCCACCAGTGGTCGGTAAGCGTGAACGTCAGATTGAGAAGAAAGGATTAAGATGGTCGCCAGAGGAGGCTGCTGCTAGGAAAGCCATGAAGAAGGCTAAGAAATTAGCTAAGAAACAGAAGTTGGCGGAAGCTGCTTCTGATACTAGCTCTTCTAGTGATACGGAAAGTTCTAGTTTGTGGTCTGATCAGGTTCCTTATGATGAAGTCGTACCTGAACTTTCAGTTCCTGAAACTGTTAATGTTCCTAAGAAAGCTAAGAAAGAGAACAAAGAAAAACCGAAGAAAGTTGCTAAGTCCCATCCTGAAGTTGTATCATCTAAAGGAGTAAACATGACTTGGGATTCTCAGTATTTTAATAAGGAAAAAGGCATATGGGAAGATAAGTTCTCTACTGTAAAGGAGATGAACGAATCTTTCGAAATGTATAAGGCTACTTCGGGTTATACCGGAACTATCGCTCAGTATATGCAAGAAAAGAGGGGTGCTAAGAGTAAGATTGCTGAAGAGAAACGCAAGCTTAGTGGTAAGGACAAACCGTCCGAGCTATTAAAGGATGCGTTAACTCCGGAATCTGCTCAAGCCTCTTCTATTCCTTGTAGCGATGTCAAGGTCCGTAGTGCTGTTGTTCCTGCTTATGATGCTGATGGCAAGTTCCTGTGTGGTGCCTTTATTAGTAAAGGGCGGTTGTATATAGTCAAACATGCTTTCGATAATACGAAGGTAATTAATGTAGGTCATAATACTGATAAAAACCGTTTCCTTACGTACAATAAAGACGCTTTCAAGAGTGTTAAAGATGTTGACTGCGTTTATTTCAACGCGCTAGATCATGGTAAGATAGAGTTTACGCCTAGTGTTGTTGCTCCCGCTCAAGGGGCACGCGTAGTCTTTTATGGCTACGACTCAAACGGCAAATTCTTCCATTCTACTGGCACAGTCACTTCTGTTAAGGGTCCTGAAATACGTCATAACTGTCATACTGAAAGAGGTAGCTGCTCGGGTGTACTTGTGGATGCAGTCTCGGGTAATGTGGTTGGTCTG